AGCATTAGCTAATTGTGATAAATCATATTCTATTTTAGAAAAAATTAATAAAAATCTTAATTTTGATAATAAGCAATTTAAAGTTGATTTATATGTTTGTAATATTTCTGATTCTGTAAAGTCTGAAGCAATTAAAAAACTTTTATACGAAAAGTCTTTATATTTAGAAAGAATATCTATATTAGAAGACAAAGAAAAAGTACTTAAACTGCAAGTACAGTCATTAAAAAGTAAAAATAAAAGAAAGTGGTTTTATGCAGCAGCAGGAGTAATAATAGGAATTTTTATAAATAAAATTTAATAAATGGAATTAATAAACATAATAACACCTTGTAGTAGAATTAATAACTTACATAAAATTTCTGAAAGTATTAATATTCCAAAAGAAAAATACAGATGGATAGTAGTTTATGATTCATTAACTTTACCTGATAATAGTTATATTCCAAATAATTGTGAATTTTATTTACATAAAGACATAAATAGTGTATTTGGCCATGGACAAAGAAATTATGCTTTAGATTTAGTAAAAATGGGCCATATTTATTTTAATGATGACGATACACTAATTCATCCAGAGTTATGGGATAATATTAAGGATTATGATGAAGATTTTATTAGTTTTATGCAATCTAATAAAGATGGTAGTATAAGATTAAATGGTGATATAATAAAATTATGTCATATTGATAGTCATAATTTTATTACATCACATGAATTAGTTGGTGATATTAGATTTGAATTACAACATTATCATTCTGATGGTATATTTGCTGAAAATTGCTATGAAAAGGCAAGAACAAAACGATATATAAATAAATCATTATCAGTATATAATCAATTAAGATAAAAAATTAGTAAAAAATATATTAATTATTATAGTATAAGTACAATATTATTAATTAAAATTTAAATATAAAGATGAATTGTACAAAAGTGGTTTATTTAAAACCAACATGTCTTACAATATCTAATATAACAGGTACTATAACAGATGTAATAGAAAATTCTAGAGTAATAAGTTTTACTTCTACAACAGTTACATTTACAGCTGCTTCAGGTGTAAATAATTATACATTTCTTTTAACCGACACAAGTGGAATAGTCCATAGTGTAACATTCAAAAACATAATTTGCTAATATGAACAACAATTTTGTAACTTACTCAGATCTAAAATGCCCTTCAGTAGAATTAAAGTGCATACTAGATGATTTATTTTCTAATTTAAGTGTTAAATTTACAGCTAATCCTGATGGAACTGTAACTGTAAAACAAGAAGGTGTAACTAAATATACCATTCCTAAAATACAAGAAATTAATTATGGTGCATACGAAATTACAGCTGTAGCATCACAATTAGAATATTTAATTCCTTTTACAACAACTACTATAGGTAGTTTCCAATTAACAGAAGTTGAAAATTCTGTAGGAGGAGGTTATTATGCAAATTATATTGCTAAAGTATCTGTAGGAAGTGGAATTTTAGTAAAATATGCTACACAGCCTACAGTAGGACAAAAAGTTAAGTTTAATTATTTAGTTATTAAATAAAAAAGCAAAGCAGGGGAAAATCCCCACTTTGCAGTGTACTAATAATTAAAATAAATCAGGTAGTTGTAAATATTCAGCTATCTGATTTTTTGCTTTTTTAATAAAATCTAATTCTGATTTATCAATATTAGTTTGATAAGCTTTACCTACTAATTTAATAATCTCTTCTAATTGTTTTGAACTAAGTTTCGTTATCATAGGAATTGATTTAAATTAGGTTCAATAAACATTTTACTTTTGAGTACTTTTCCTAATGGTTTATCAGGATTATAATAAGGAGAATCTAATTGATTAATAATAGGATTTCCATTTTCATCTAATTTTGAAAGATTACTTCTTTGTACTTCATCAAATGCTTTCTCAATTATATGTTGCATACCATGTACTCTAATAGTGCCTATAAGGATATATAGTTGATCTGTAAGAGCATCTAATATTCCTACTAAATCATTTTTTTCAACTGCTTCTTTGTACTCATTTAATTCTTCTAATCCTAATTTATACCTCAAATCAGCTTGTTTTTCTGAAATTAAAGTAGGAATTTCTGATTCTTGTACTAAATTTGCTTTATGAAAAGTACCTACACTTTCTAATTGTTTTTGCATTTTGTTTTTAATTTTTTATTAATTCTTCTATGAAGTTAAAAATAAGTATAAACCAAGTAGTAGGAACAGCTACACAAAAAATAATAACTGCTCCTACAAGGTAAACAGAAATAAACTCAACATTTAACATTATCTTAGAGATAAAGTAACTAAGTTTAAATTTGTGTTTTTTTAATTTTTTATATTCGAGATAAACTTCAAAAAATCCTAATGTTAAAATTGCTATTAGCCAAATAAATTCTAACAAACAAAGTGTCATTAAAAATGTACTCATGATTCTTTCTCTTTATGTTTTAGTTTTTTTGTTAAAGTATAATACTTTTTTCTAAGATCAAATAATTTCTTTTTTGCTTCATCAAGTTCTTGGTCAACTTTAATTTTATCTAAAAACATTTGTTTAACAGTATCTTGATGATCTATATAAAACCTTGTAGTAGCTCTATCTTCTAGGACTGACCTAATATTATTAAAAAAGATTTTTGCATCTCCTGGCCTTGCTTTATTGACCATTTCAACCATTTGCTCATTAGTAAGTTTATAGTAATCTATCATTTTTTTATTTAATTAAATTCTTTTGCACTTTGAATAAATGTTAAAAAACTAATACTAATATATAATCCTCTTACAAATCCATGCCATTTCCAAACATTAAATTGAGCATCTACAAAAGCAAATATTAAATACCATATTAAAAGATTAATTAAAAGTATTATTAATATTATATATATTTTTTTTATTTCATCTCTCATAGTTCATTGTTATTGTAATAGCAGGCAAATTGATAACAAGCATCTAAAACAGCCTCAAATTTACTACTTCCTATTTTTCTACAAATACTTTTAGGAGAATCTAATGCTAATTGTATATCTATAAAACAACAATGTCCTATAATTTCTACAGTATAACCCCTAAAATTAGAATGCGTTTCTAAAATACCTTTATCATTAGCTTCTTCCCAAGTATAATACTTATCATTATTTTGAATATCTTCAATGAATTCTACTACTCTCATTAATCTAGACCAAGCATCAAAATTAAATTCAATGTATACCATTTTATCAATCTCTTTCCACTTTTCAAATATTGTTATTATAGATTTATTACTCATTATCGTGAAGAAATATATTGTAAAATATGTTAGAAATGTAATTACAAACTTTATTAAATACTTTAATCATTACCCATATCATCTTTAAAATCTTCTAAATCTTTATTATAATCATTTTTCATTTCTTTGAAGAAATAGTAACTCAATATTGCTACTATTATTAATATACCTACTAAAATTTTCATAATAATTATATTAAAATAATATATACTCTATTCTGGGTAAATGGTAAATTATAAAATAATAAAATTTTATTTTTTACAAACTCTAATCTGGGAGAGTAAACTACCTCTAAGGTAATACCAGTTAAAACTAGTATAACTCCTATTATGATTCTATAGTCCATCTTTTATATATTTTTTAAGTTTCTTACAAAAATCATCAAACACTTCATCTAATTCAACAAAATCAAGAAATCCATCAAATTTACTGTGTGGATAATCTACTTCTTCTCTCCAAAGATAATAATATTTATCTAGCAAATTCACTGAAATTTCAAGATTTTGTTGTTTTAATTTTGCTAATATTACTTTTCTAAAGTTCAATGTGTTCTATTTTAAAATCATCATTAAGCTGCATCCAATTTATTTCAGAAAAATGATGATAATCTGATAATAAATCTTCTACTACTTCTGATAAATCAACTTCATCATTTACTAATAAATCTATTCTTTTATTTGGAATAGTATAGATGATTACTCTTGAATCACTGTTATCTGTTACTATAATTTTCATATTTTATTTTAATAAGGTTTCATCAAAAGGAGCAAATACCATTTCCCCTTCAGCTACTTGTTGTTTACCATTTTTATAATATTCCATCCATTGTACTGTGTCTTCACCTTCACAATGTAATTCAATTACTTCTTCTGGAAAATACTTTGAAACTTCTGCTAGTTCTATGTGGTGATCATACCATTTATAATCTTGGTCAAATTGTCCTTCTAAATTCATCATATCCTCAGTATCAGGATATAGTTCTTTTAATTTAGTAATTACCTTTGGAGTTGTATTCAAGGTAAAATATGTATAGTATCCCATTATTAAATTCTTTTATAAGTTGATTCAATCATTTCTCCTTTTTCATTATAAATTTCAATAGGTTGTAAATCTGAATTTAAATCTCCTATTGTATCTTCTAATATTTTCCATTTATAGTTATCTAATTCATCTTGTAGCTTAACATCTTTGATACTCATTATACCTTCTTCTGCTACCTGTTTGATAATCTCTAATGCTTCTTCTTGATTCTCAGCATGAAATGTGTAAGTAGTTTCCTCCCATACTGTTATTTTACCTTGAATTGAATAAATAAATTTTTCCATCTTATTTTACTTTAAAAGTTTGCTCATAGTATTCTTTTGCTATTTATCTCATATTATTTCCAATGCTTATTATACATTTCCCACCAAAAAGTTAAATCTTGTGTATTATCATCATAATACTCTCCGACAAAATCAGATTTAAAAATAGAACCAGAATTTTCAAATAGTGCTAATGTTAGAATATTATTAGTTACATCTAAAATATTTTTAAGATAATTTATTATAAACTTATAATTACTACCTCTGATAACACCAGCTTCTACTAATAATATGTTTTTATCTTTTAACTTATAAGCATATAATCTGAATAGAGTTAAAAATTCTGTTATATAAGTATCATTCCATGTTTCATCAGGATAAGGTACATCTATACTAAATCCATTACATATTTCTCCATTACTGCTTAATAAATGCCTTAATGTTTGTCCTACAATACAAGAGTAATCTCCAGATACTGATACTATTACTGTATTATCTGCATTAAACCCTTTCTCTAACAAATTATTACCTAATTGATTAATTAGTTCTGTTTCTTTTTGTTGAGTTACTTCTAGTGGGTTTCTATTCATTTTATTTTAGATTGCTAATAATTCCTTCCTTACTTCTTCCCAGTAATTTTTATTTAAACTATCTCCAGTGTCTAGAGCTAATATCTCATCAACTGCAAATAAAGCTGCTAGTTTCGCATTATCACATTCCCTACAATTAAATGTAAATGTTTCAATAAGTTCTTTTGCTTTTTGCTTGCTGTCCATATTATTTATTTTTACAGATTTCAATTAATTTAATTAAACAAGCAAGTTCTGCTTGTTCGTATGTATTAAATCCTTGTTCTCCATCTTCATTTGGAATATGATATTTCCAAGCATTTCCTAATTCAGAATAACAAGTTATAATTGGACTTATTCTATATTTCTCTCTAAACCATCTAAATGCTTGTTGGTATAGTGGTGCAGAAATATAATCTCCTGCACTATCTGAATAACTTTCTTTATTAGTTTTAAATTTTGGATTACCCCAATTATCTACACAAAATATAAGTTCTGGAGCGTATGTCCATTGCATAAAACAAGGTTCATTAAATCCTAATTCCTTTAAAGCTAATGCTTGTTCGAATGGTATAAATTCATTATTCATGTTATAATTTGTTTATTTATTTTTATCAATCTACTGATTCATAAGTTTTTAAAAATATATCTTCTTTACATGGATAAAATTCTCCAGCTATTCCTTTAATAATATAATCATTAATAGATGTTTTCATATTACCTTCTAATGTTTTAATATATAATCCTTCTTTAGCAATTAAATCTTCATAATCTTCCCATTTTAATCTTGTAACTTCTAAATCTAATTTAGGAGATTTTCCTTCTAAAAAAGTAACAACATCAACTAAGTTATTTCCATTCCATTGTACTGCTTCTATCTCTACTGGTAGTTTTCTATATTTCATCTTATTTTGTTTTAGATTCTTTTAACCAAATTTCTAATAAGTCAATTGTTCTTTCAGCTCCATCATATTTGGATTTAGCATGAAGCATTTGATTATGAATATTTCTATTTTTATCTGAATATGAAGCTACATATTCTGCAAAATCAATCATATCTTCTTCACTAAACAATTTCTCTTGTTGTTTATCATCAATAGCATATCTAATTATACCATCTTTTATTTCTTGCCAATTTTCACTACCAAAACCTTTTGCTATTGTTTCAGCAGCTTCTTCTAATTCTTTATTCATTTTATTTCTTTTTAAACTATAACATTATTTGCACATACTTCTAAACACCAATTCATTAGTTCATCTAACATAGGTGATTCATCTTCTTCATCAAAAGCATCTGTTGTAGCAATACATAATAAAGCTGACTGATTTGGATGCATTTTAATTAATTCACTTGTTTTATCTGAAAATTCTTTTACTGTCATATTATTTCTTTTTAAATTGTTCAAACCACTCTGGTATATCAGCTAATACATAATCAGAATACTCAATTAAAGTTGCTTCTATTATTTGTTTAACCTCTCCCTCACTATACATTATTTCTTGTTTTTTTTGCTACATAATCTACTTGTTTAATTGTTGGTTTAGGTTCATCACTATACATTCTTTCTTCTTTCCATTTAGCACCATTAATAAAAAGATTATTTAGTAAATCCATACCTATATCATAAGATATGTGTCCATCAACTAATGATTCATATAAATCTAAATCATTATTTATATGGTTTTCAGCAGCTTCTTCAAGTGTTTCTTGTTTAAGTTTACATTTTTCACAATACAATTCTTCTGTTATTCCTTCTGAAATGATTACATAACATTTAACACAAAGTGTTGCTCCTCTACCATTATTAAATTTATGTATGGGTTTAGGTTCTTCTTGTGGAATGATGATTTTGTATTCGTAATATTCATAACCTGCAACACCTTGTTTATGCTCTTCAATAGTACCAGATTTTACTCTGTAATTACTCACAACCTCAACCTCCTCACAACTTGGATTCTTAACTAACCATTCAAGAAAATCATCATCAATAGCTTGTACACCATTTTGAATCAAATCTTCATCTGTAGTCAAAATAATTTTTTTACAATAATCCATATGTATTTGACTTTTATCATCAAATAAAAATTGTTCATTATAATAACCTGTGACAATTCTTACTTCTTCAATATTAACTTCTGGACAACTAACAACAACATAATCTTTTACTATAATATCTGAATCATTAGTAATGTATATGTATTGGTTTCCTGTATTAACCGATTGAACAGGATATTCATCAATGAAATATTTCCCTTTTACCTTATAAAGTTTACTTGGTTTATCCGTTGGTAACAAATATAAATTTTTCATTTCTTATAAATATGTTTATCCTCCCATTTTAAATACATTTCATTAACTTGTTTATCTACAATTTCAACTTTATCATGTTGATTATATTTTAGTTTTTCTTTATCATCAAAAAACTTCTCAAAGCATTTTTCATAAGTAGGTAATTCTATACCATGAAAAGATAAAGTTTCTTTTCCTTCTAAATCAATTATTGTTCTTTTAATCAATATTCTCTCCATTTTTATTTTGATTATAATTGTATTACTAGTTTATTATTTTTCAATAATTCTGAGTTTTTAACACCTTTTTTAATTACTTGTTTATATTTTAACCCTACAATAACAGGTTTATCTTTATATCTTATAATATAATCATCTTGATCTCCATTTACTACTTCATATCCTTCATATTCTAAAGGTACTTTATTAAATACTAATGCAACTGGTTTAGAATCTTTAAGTAATTCTAACCATATATGTTTAGTATCTTGTTGACCAGAATACAATGTAAAATAATTAGGTATATTTAAATAAGGTGATTTAGGATTTTTAACATAATCCATAAAGTTTACATTTTTACAATGTTCAAATAAAGTTTTATCTTCATAATAAATATCTTTCCATTGAATTTCTGAGAATACATTAGGTCTAATTGTTAAATTAGAATATAATCCAGAGTAGTAATTAATTTCATTTATCAACAATCGTAAAAATTCTACATTATCTTTATTAAATAATTGTGTTCTTGCTAATCTTGCATTATAAACTACTGGTAATGAACTATGTCCTGCTTGTTGCACACACACTTTTATACATGAAGTAGTTGCAAATTTACACAAATTTTCTCCACCTCCAAAAGTAAATGGGAGCATTTCTACCCCCATTTGTACTATACCTTTATCTAATGCTTTTTTTAATTTATAGTTACTGTTTAATAACTTCATATTAATACGATAAAATTAAATCAACTGCTTTTTGTTGTAAATCTAAAGCACCTCCAAATAAGTGACCATTGATACTATCTTGAGAATCTCTATACATTTCATGAGTTGTATAATAAGTAATACCATTTAAGAATCCATAACCTGTACCTAATATAGACTGTTGAGAGCTTGGATTATAATAAGAGTTAAGAATTTTATTATAGATGTTAAACTTTCTTGTAGAAAGAACTTCACTGATATCAGCTCCTGTACCCAAACTATCTAATTCAGCATAATCACATATTAATTTTAAAGCTAAATTAGAAACTTGATTATCTTTTAGTTGAATTTTACTAATTTTCTCAAAGAAATCTTTTTGTTGTTCAAATGTTTGTGTACTTAATCTAAGTACTTGTTCAGCAGTATTTATCTTACTCTTATAACTCTTAGTGTGTTTAATTGCAAAATAAGTATTTGCTCTTTTAGCATTACTTACAGCTGCTGTAAAAGTATTATTACAGACAACTCTTATACTAGACAACATGATTCTAACAGGAGCATTCCCAGTATGATCATTACAAAAAATAAGATAAAGTTCATGCTCATCTTTACCATTAACTTTCATACCATTTTTCATTTTTGCAGCAACAAATACTTTTTTACCTTCTTTCAATATACCTGCTGTTTCATACTGAATGTAATCTTTACCTATTACAGAATCAAAGAATTCAAATGCTTCTGTATTTTGAACTACTTGATACTGATCTTTTACTATACCTAATGGTGCTCCTGTATCCATTCTTACATTAGCATAGTAGTTCGGGATTTCCGAACTACTTCCTAAATAAATAGGTTGCTTTTCTACCTTATAATCAAGGTTAACTAACTTAATAATTTCAGCACTTGATAATACATCTTGAGATATAATATCATTACCATGCCAGCTTTTTTGTTTTAATGAGTATATTTTACCTTCTACTTCGTGAGCCATTTTGTTTGTTGTTTAAAGTTAGTTAATTTCATTTTCTTCTACATAATCATTCAAATCATTCAATTTTGCAATTGTCATTGTTTGAAGATACTCTCTTAATAATTCAAATATTAATTCTTGAGAATCATAATAATTTAATTGATAATTTTCAATAATACTATCTACTAAATCTAATTTTTTATTTGATATTTTCATAATAAATAAAACTCCTACCATTTCTGATAGGAGTAATTTGAATTAAATTTTAATTAATCGGTTTACAACAGCAAGTTGTTCAGGTTCAACGGGTTTTACTCTAAAAGATTGAAGTTTTGATTTAATTTCCTCTAATCTTTCTTTACTATTAGATGAGCTATATAAGTTAGTTTTATCACTCAAACTATCATAAATTTTAGATACATTAATCAATTCAAAATCAGTATCATCTATTACTAAATCAGATGTTTTAAATTCTTCAATTAAAGAAGCATCTAAAATAGAATAAGGATAATATTCACAACATCTAATCTTAGGATAATTATCATTTGGAATTGATACAAGACAACTTGGGTTAACAAGTACACTTATCAAAGTATCTCCAAATCTATTATTTATAGCATAATTTGTTGAAATGAAATGTAATCCTCTACTACATTCTGCAGAAGTTTCATCACAATCTGCTCTATTCATACTTACAACTTCTCCTAATTTAATTTTAAAAGTTTGACTATAATTATCAGTAAATTCTAAATCTTCTTCTTTATTGAATAAATCATAAAGATTACCTATTAAAGTATGATTTGTAGATTGAAATTTTTCTGTTGCTATTTTAGAATTTTCAACAATATTATAATAAATTTTACTACTATAATCACCTTCTTCTTCTAAACTATAAACAGAATAATTCTTAGGTGATTTCTTTTGTAATTTCTTTCTAATATATTCAGAATGTACAAATTGAGTAAGTTCAGGAATATTATTCTTTTTAAGAACCCATCTTACTCCATAAATATAACCATTTTCAGTAATCTTAAACTGATTATTATTAACCCAAGTAAACACATTATTTCTAACATATTCATTAGGATTAGAACTAAGGTTATACATAAAGTTAATATATGGTTGAGGATTCTCAACTTCTTGAATAACTTTAAGAAAATCATCAGGTAAAATAAAATTCAAACCTTTTAAGTAAACTTCATTATTTCTTATTTCAAGTTGTGAAAAATTACTAAAAGATTTTACTTTATTATCTTTTAATCGTTTAAGATTATACTTTTCTTCTTCTAGTTTTCTTTTTTCAAGCTTTCTTTCAAAATCTTTAGCAGTTTTAGCATTATTTTGAATTTCTATTTGGCTAAAGATTAATTTTTTAATTTTTAACTTATATAATTCAGCATAAGTTTTTAAAATATCTCTTCTTTGCTCTGTAATATGCTCTCCAAACTCGTCAAAATAATCTTTTGATAGATTGTAATTATAATAGTATTTTAAACCATAAGATTGCAATTTTTTTAAATCAAATAATTCTGTAACTATAACTGTGTATAATACACCATCTAAGACTATATTACAGTTTTTTCCAATAACATTAATTGTCAGCATCTAATTTAATATTTAAATTATTAATTATTTCCATTTGTTTTAACACTTCTTTTATTTTTTTTTCTTGAAGAGCTTTATCCAATACTAAATATGCTTTTTGTAATAAATCTCTTTTTACTGATTCTGACATTTATTTAATTTTTTTCTTAAAAAGTTAATAATTTTATTTTTTTTGTATATATCTTGATTATCAATACTCTGGTAAATATTATAATGCTCTTGTAAATCAGTATAATTATTAGGATATTTAATTTTTAACCCTATACCTTTATTAACAATAGGTAGATAATAAGAAATTTTATTGTTTTTATGAATATAATATAAACGGCTGTTATACTTTTTTAACCATGATAAAAAATTAAAATTATAATTATGTAATTCACTAGCTTTATAAGCTGAAATATTTCTTCTAAAAGCATTAATAAACATATCAGATTTAAACCATTCATCTAAAGATATAATGTTACAACCTTCAAAAAGATGATGATTTTTTTTAGCAGTGTAACAAACATCTATAATATTAGTTTTGCCATCCTTAGTACTTCTTTGATAATTTTTTGTATAAACACACATTTCATTATACTCTTCTAAATCAGAAGTAAGAAATAAATATTTTGGAGGAGTAAATCTACTGATATTATAATCTAACTTTTTAGTATCTCCGTTAAAAGCTGCTAAAAAAACTTCATTTGTTCTTTTTACAAAGTTAACATTTCTTTTAGCTGGAACAATAGAATCATAATCTAAAAATCTAGCTTTAATATCTTCTCTTACATACCCTAAAAACTCTTTAACTTGATCACTTGCATTATTAGGATAACCTGTTGCAAACAAAGGTGAAGATGTAAAATAATGTCTAAAAGGAACTTCAAATTCTAAAGGATTATATTCAAGTATACAATCGTAATTAATTTGAGAAGTTTTATTTTTAGCTAAACCTTTTTCACAATAGTAAAATTTAGCATCTTCATAAAAACAAAGTTTACTTTTTTTTTTAAAAGATTTATCCCAATGTCTAGTAAACTCAGCAAGTGCACTATCTATGTTTGTAGGGGGTTTAATATCAAGATGTTCAATCTTACTATATTTTATATCAGATTCGAGTTTTAAACTACTAATATTTATAATAGAATTACCAATTTTAATTTTTTGCTTATTATCTTTTGTTTTATAATAATCTAAAATATTATCAAATGGTTTTGTTTGTTCTTTATAAATTTTAGTTATTTCTTGTACAAAATCTATAATCCTATTTTTAACTGCATCAATAGTAGTATTATTCCAACCTAACGCTTCTCTTGAAGGTAAAATCATCAAAGGTTCATTAAGTTCAAATTTTAAAGCTACTGGAACAGTAATTTTAGGAATATCTATCTTTTCCCAATTAATAGGATAAGGAGTATTACCAAAACAAATTTCTAATTCTTTATAATCTTTATTATATTGATCATTAAAATAATTCTCATTAAATACAAACGTTTTACCCTGATAGATATTATAATGATTATTAAATTTTAATCCTTCAACAGTAACATTATGAAAATAACGTAATTTATCTAATGCTTTTTCAAACTTTTCTTTTTCTGTATCTTTAAAAGAGTATTGTGATTTAGGTAAATAAAACCAATAATCAGTTCCACTTTCTAAATCTGTTTTCTCTTCTAACAACAAATTAAATTCAGGCTCCTCATAATCTCTTTTAGTACATGAATAGATATACTTATTACCTTCAAATACAGTTGTTAAATATACACAGTTTGTAATACACCAACCTGAGAAGAAACCAATACCTAACATTCCTGCTGAATCTGATTCTTCTTCTTTTGAAGAGCTGCCTAACTTAGTAATATAGTTTTTAAATACATAAGGAGATATGCCCTCTGCTTTATCTATGATATGCAAAGTTCTATCTTTTGAATTAAACTTAATATTTACTTCCCCTTCTTTACCTATTCTTTTGTAAGAGTCTTGAGCATTAGCAGTAATTTCCTGCAATACAATACTCTCTTTATCAGAATACAAATTACTTAATAGTTGAAACATTTTTCCAACTTTATTAGCATCAATTGTACCTTTAATTGAAGTACTACCTATTGAAAAATTCTCAATAGATTCATCTTTCTGTAATACCATTGTTTTATGATTTAAAATAAAAAAAAGACCTGATTCTCACCAGGCCTTTCTTAGAAGTGTAATTAATTAACCTATAATACAAATATATTTACCATTATTCTTTTTTATCAATTCTTGAAATTCTGGACTAAACATTTTTTTGATATCATCAGCAGGATTGTTTTTCTCAGGAGTATTTTTAAAGATAGCAGCCAAAGATTTTTCAATATCTTCTAAATGTTCATCATCCTCTTTTTCATATTCATCTTCATCTTCTTCATCTAATTCCATTTCAATTTTTAAAATTAAATGGGCTAATTTATTAGAGTCCAGAGTTACATTTAACTCAGATAATTTTTCTACTATTTCTGTTTTTGTCATTTTTTTTTGTTTTTTAATTGTTATTATCTTCTATTTCAAATTGTAAATAAGTAATTGCTTTTTTCAAGTCTTCTACAAGAGTTGCTTTATTTTTTTCACCTGCTCTTAAAGTGTATTTGATTACATTTCCTAGATTAAATGATAACTTATAGTGATTAATAATTTTTCTAGGTTCATAAGCAGAATTTGGTTTATAGTAACTTGGGCGGATTTCACTATCCTCTTCTTTTTTAATTTCTGCTTTTATACCTAAAAAGACTTCTACAGAATTTATCATATTAATTTCAAATATAAAGTTTCTGTTTTTATAATTTTTAACCTTTAACCATACAATATCTTCTAACTTAACTATACCAAAATACATGTTTCCATGAATTTCTGTAAAGATAATAAAAGAATCGTATTTAACACCATTAGGTACAACTAATTCATTTTCAAAGATTGTTAGTCTATTCTTGGAGATACCTTTTGGCTCTATGAAAAGTTGATAACTTCCATTTAAGATATTACATCTGTTTTTTACGACGTCTTCTACCTTTTTAAATTCTTCTAAATTCATACTTAAAATTTGTTAATTGTTATTTTTGACGATTGATATATTTGTACCATTAATGCAAACTCATCGAAAAGAATACCCTCAGATAAATCTATTAATAGTTCTATATTAGTAAACTCATAATCAACAAGGTTTTTAAACTTAGCAAGCATTACTCTTAAAAAAGTAGTACTTATTGTTATATTCTTTTCTTCTTTTAGCTTTTCTAAAACAGGGGTTTTATAGTTCATTCATTTTTTAAGATTGTATTTAATATAATTTTAATCTTAACTAAGGCATGCCTTTCTTGTTTCCATCGTTTAATAATCTCTTTTACTTCTATTTCATCTAAAAGATATTGATTATCTCTACAGATTAATTTTACTTCATTGTCTATATTCATTTAATATATTTATTATTTATTAAAAATTCAGATTGTCCAATTTTTTCTATAAATCCTACTTCTCTTAGCTTTTTAATAGCACATACTAATGTAGGTATTGTTAGACCTACTTTACTATGAGATTCACGTACTCTAATTTTAACTCTATTATCGTTTTCTGGTTTATTTAGTAAAATATACAAAATAACCTTATGGACAGAAGAAGGGTACTTATTAAGGTTTAATTGTTTAAATGCTTCTGTTAATTCTATTTGCATTTTGAATGAGTTATTATACAATATTAACTATTTTACTTATTTGTGAATGATATTTCATTCATTTATTTGATTTTTATGAATTTTTAAACCTTTTTCATAAGCTAATTTTCCAAGATTTTCAATTTGTTGATTACAGTTTAAGCATGATGCAAACCATTTTGAATTATCAAGATATAATTCTTTATATGCTTTCCCCATTCGATGTTCTACTGTAGTAGCTACAAAAGTACAACCTTGTAACTTTAATTGACAATTAGGATTCTGTTTAAGAAACTCTTCTCTTAAAGGCTTATACTCTTTTAAAGTTTCTTTATGTTTAACAGAAACCTTATTAATAGGCTTCTGTTTAACACAATTTGCACATGTAGGAGGTTTTGACTTGAAAAGAAATGTTTCTTTATTACAAATACTACAAATTTTTTTTTTCATCACCAACTAGAACTATAATAAAAATCACCCTCTTTGATAATTTCTTTTTCTAACATTTCTACAGTATTTTCTAAATCCTTTTTATAATATTCATTATACTCCGTAGAGCCAAAGAAAAATCCACTTATTCTAGGCAAATTTAACATATCTTCGTTTAAATCTTTATAGATTTTATATGTATATTTTTCTTTAGTAATCCAATCTTCTTTTTCTTCTGATAAATCATACTCTAATGATTCTAAATAAGCAATATCTTTTTTACAAATACTAATTAATTCTTGAAGTATTTCTTTATTTACATAATACTCATCACAATCATCATTATTTTCTTGAACGTTTTTAACAAACCAATTGTGAATTTGATTACTCTTTCTCCAATATGCAGATTTAAATTCTAAAGAATATAAACCTTTTGTATCTAATTCTACACCATTTACAATTACCTTACAATCATCATTTTCACTTCTAACATAGACCTTACGTGATAAATAACTATCTAAACCCATCTTTTTTATTTATTTAAATTTTACCTATATTAGAAATATGTACATCAATACTTTTAAAATCATCAAGAGTAATATTTACAATTTCTCCATTAAATTTAGTAATAGTATATTTTTTAAGATTATATGAAACTTCATCACCTATACAATACCATACCTTATCATAAGATACAACTGTTATTTCACCTAATGTTTCAATTAATTCTATAGCTAAATCATAATTAATCTTGTTAGTTCCTTCTAACTCATAAAACTTTTTTGAATGTGTTAGATAATATATTTTATTATTACAAAATTTAATTTCTCTAACTAAAAACTCTGGTTCAAATTTATTTTCAGCTAAATACTCTTCCCACAAAGATTCTTCTTCTTTATCTCCTAATAAAATAACTTTATGACAAAATTCTATTGCTATTTTTTTAACTAAATCAGGATACTTTTCAATTAATTCTTCTTTTTTCATTTTATTAATTGTTTAAAATAATCTTTTATTGATACATCATTCCAAGATACAAATTCTTTACTTCTTGAAGAAGGTTTAAATATTTCTTTTGTAGCATCTATATAAAAACTGTATTCTTTTTGATTAAAAATTTCATAATCTTTATCAGTTAAAAATCTTTTTATATTTAATTGTTCCAAAGCTAAATTATCAAAAGAAACTATTTCAAAATTATCAAATAATTTTCTTACATACCAATACCACTTCTTATGTTTTATACTGTTTAAATCTACTTTATCTTTATTAAATCCAAAGTTTTTTTCTCCTAAACAAAGTATTTTTTTAACTTTTTTATTTTTTAGTTCTAAAACATCTTCAATTGTATCAATTCCTATAATTACATGAAAAACAGCATTTGAATAATTTAAAATAAAATTTGGTATATCCCATTTTAAAGTTCTTCTATAACTAATTCCTAATCCTTTAATAAGATTATTTTCTATTGCTTTTTCTATTACATAACTATCTCTGTTACAATGACCTTGATTGATTGTTAAATTACATACAAATTCTTTATCATAACACCAAGTTAAGAAGTTATATAGTTCAAAAGTAAACTTATTACAACCTATCGCTAATTCAATTCCTTTTGGTAAATCTTTTAAAATTTCTTGTAAATCTGTATAATTACATTCTTTACCTTTTGTGGTAGCACTCTCGTGACAAAAACTACAAAAAGATTTTCCTGTTTTAATATTTAATCCAAGACTACATTCATCTGAGATTCTAATATCTAAATTTAATGGAAAATCTAAGTTTAATTTACTTTTAAAAGAAATAACTCTACTACCATTAGATTGTAAAGTTATTTCTGCATTTCCATTTTTATAAGTAATCATTAGTGATTATCATTATCAGTTATTAAAATAGAATTTGGATTAAAAATAAAGTTTCTAATTTGTTCTTTACTTAGTAACCATTCAGCATCTTCCTTACATTCAAAACTTTGATGATCTATATAACTCCAGTTTTCATTATTAAAATCTAATGAACAATTATAAATAAGATTAGCACCTGTTTGTTCTTTAATTACTTCTTCAAAATTATTTTTACAAATTTCATAATTTTTATCAGCAAAAGGTGGTAAAGTATAATCATTAAAACTTTCTTTATTTTCTCTTTCATTAAAAGTTTCCTTAGCTGATTCTAATAATAAAATCATAACTGCTACATAATTTGCTTTTGTAATGGCATCAATATAAATTCCCTCTTCCCACCCAAATTCACCTCCATTTAATAAAATATTTCCTTCTTCATTAGGATATATAGTATCAAATAACTTTATATCATCTGAAATAGATAATGAATGACAACTTGAAGAATTTGTTTCAAATACACCAGTTCTAATTAATTTTTCTTTTTTCATATTATATTTATATAAATTGCTTGTGATAAAATTTCTTGTTTATAATCTTGATGTATTACATAATATTTTTCTATCAAATCTTTCTAAGAAATCATCATAAGTTTTAAAATTAAATACTTTCATAAATATTTCTTTAAATTTTCTTCATTAATTTGATAATTACAATGATCGTTAACAGCAGTTTTAAGTTTATCTAATAATTCTATTTCTGTATAAACTTTTTTATTTTCTAATAACTGATTAGCTATAATCATAGTATCTATAACTTTTGAATAATCAGAAGCTTTAATATAAATAGCTATTAACTTAACCAATAAATCATTATTATCTTCAAAGTTTTCTACTGCTGATTCTGGATCTACTTCTATATTATATTTTAAACTATGCTGTTGAGCATTTTTTTCAGAACTAAGAGCTTTTCTAATTAAATCTTTCTCTTTTAAAAGTCTTACACTTTCATTATAAAGTTCGTTAATTAATCTCTTAGTTTTATGTTTGTATAGATTATTATCTGTTTTAAAGTGAGCAGCAGCAGTATTTATTAGTACAGCTGCTGCAAACATTAAATCAATACTTTTTTTTGTTTTTTCAAACTGGTTCATATTTCTTGTAGTTCACCATTAATTAATTCATATTCAGCATCTATCTTAGGATCCCATTCAGTCCAATAAGAATCATCATTTCTGTATAAATCATCCCATTCAGCAGGAGAATAAACTTTGTATAAATGTTCATTTGAACAATAGTATTGTTTTCCTCCATTTATAACATATCCACTATTCATTCCTGAATTACAGATACTACATTTTCTTGCATATTTCATAGTGATATAGACATAATTAAATCCCAATAATCATCATAAAAATCATTAAACATATCTTGTGCTTCTTCTTTGTAACTAATAACATTGTTAATTTCAAACGTTATCATATCTTCAATTTCACCTTCTGTTTTTTCAGAATTAAAAAATTGATAATGTTCTAATAATTTCTTAGAAGCTAATTCTGAACATAATTCTACAATATTAATTGTAATATTACCTATTTCTATATCTGTCATTATTTATATAAACTTTTTAAATTATAATTTTTCAATAATTCTTCACATTCTCTAAGACAAAATTTACCAAAATTTCTTAAAATAAATAGTTCGCAAATTTCTTTATTTTCTAATTCACCTAAAGTATGAATATTTCCATATTTTAAACAATTAAAAACTCTCAAAGAAATTTCTTTTTTATCATATAAATCAATAATTTTAATTGTTCTATTATAATCTGAATTTAAATATAAACTACTTAAATAATCTGTTATACACTCATACTCTGTTTTATCAAATACATTAAATCTAGATTCTTCAAAATCTTTATATTGCATTAATCCTAATTTGTATTGCGTATCATATTCTAAATTATTAAATTTAGAATCAAATAATTTCAATAAACTTATAAATAAATATTCATTGTAATGCATCATTTTTTCTTAGTTTTAATTCGTTAATAAAACACTTTAAGTATGTTAAATTATAAGTAAAATTATTATTCAATACAGTTTGGATATGTTCTGTATCCATATCTTTAATAAGCATCCAATTTGTTTTTTTTAATCGGTTGTTATTCTTAGATAAGTTATTACCCCAATAAAGAACTTCTCTTGGTTCTACACCTAATCCCATCAATACAGTTTCATCTTCAATATGATACCAAAACCCTTCTTTATATAATCCAATGTGTTGAAGTATTTGTGAAAATCTTAAATGAGGGTTATTTTTATGATAAGTTTTAGAACTATAAAAATTTAAATAGAAAATTTCACTCCAAGCTTTTATTTCATTTGCAGATTCTAACTTTACTATATCTCGGAGATACATTTTAAAGTTCTTTTTAGATTTGAAAAACTTATATAAGAATTTTAATCTTTTAACTGTTCTCATAACCAAAAGCAAATAAAGTATTTTTAAATATAATCATAATTTATTAATTTATTATAAAATTTTTTCTTAAATAATGAATATCCAATATTTTCAAAAACAGATGCTTCTTTTAAAGAATTAAAAATTTGATTGTTATTTAAATTTATTACTTTTTTTGAAAATCTTTGACTTACTATTTTTTTTAATTCTGGTCTATCATTATATATTTTTTTTATAGAAACTGATAATTTATTTTTATGTTCTATACTACTTGTTGCTTTTAAATGATTTATAATCATATTTGGATTATTTTTTCTAGTTTCAAGAATTTTTTTAGATAAAAATTTTCTCCTTTCTTCAGTAAAAGAATTTTTAATTTTTTCATTGGTTTCTATTGTTGGATGATATTTTTTTCTTGTTTCTCTTAATTTAATTTTAGTAATTTCAGAATGTTTAAATCCTGTTCTTAATTTAGCTTTTTCTGATTGATATTTACAAAATTTTAAACGAACTTCTTCATAAAATTTACCAGAAAAAATGTTTACATTAAAGTTTCCTTTTAAATTCATTCTATAAAAAGCATAACTCATCTTTTTTTCATATATAGTATTTTTGTATATTATATATAATAATTTATGACATAAATAATGTTCTTTAAATGTTAGCAATACAACATTATTATTTTCATTTGTTCCTCCCATACTTTTAGGAATAATATGGTGTTTTTCATAGTAAACTTTTCCTTTTTCTTTTTTTCTATTACTATTTATAGCTTTTTCTATTATAGAATCATATATTCTTTGATAATTCATATTTATAAGTTTTATTTCTTATGAATATATAAATAAAAATTAAAAATTCCAAGCTTTTAGCGTATTTTTAAAAGGATTACCTTCAATGTTTTGAACTAATTGTAACATTTTAGCAGCAATTTCTCTGATTTCTAATTGACTATGTTCAGAATTTCTAAGTTTAAGAAAGTTAGCAAAACTCCTCATATTGAATTGTACATCAGCTTGAATTTGAGAATTATAAGTTTTAAAGTATCTAGCAGATTCCTTTGCTCTTTTTCTACCTAAAATTGGTGTCAAATTTTTTAACGCTTGATGATATAATTGATTTCCATATTCTGTAAATTTTTCTAATTCTAATGCCCAATAAGTAGGAGAACCTTTTTCGGTTCCATTATTTATCCAATCTTCAGGTAAATAAAACTTATCTTCTTTTAATTCTTTATATCTAGCAGATTCTGCATTAATAGAAGCTATCCTGTGCTTTAAAAGATGAATATGTGAAGCTATATCACAATTTACTAAAAAGTGAACAGAACCTTTTTCAAATGGAGTTTCATGTCCATCTTTCCAAAGCATATTAATTAATTTTGGAATACGTTCTTTTTTATCTTCTGTAAGTTCTCTTGAAGTACTAGTCCAAGCTGAACATGCTATAATTTCATCTGAACCATAAAATCCAATTAATTCAACACTATTTTTCATATAAAAAAGATTCCTTTCTTCATTAAAATAAATAAAATATCACTCAATAGGATTTTCCTATTGATTAAAAATAAAAAGCATTACAAATGCAATGCTTTTTACATTAATAATGCATTAATAACAGGTTGTAAACGAATAGTTAAAAATACTCCTCTTCTATAACCTGTATTAACTATTAATATTAATCTGTTCATTTTAACTCACCACAAATAGAATCATCTAAAAATAAACATTCTTCAAATAACTTTTTATATGTTATTGTAATATCTCCTATTACTATATTATTTTCATAAACACTGGTAATCATACCTGTAAACTTATTATCTTTAAAATATTTAGATTTAACTAATCTACCAATTAAATTTCTAGCACTATTATAATCAAATGGTTGATATTGAAGTTGTGGTTTAACTCTATATTTTGAACCTCCCCAATTCCAAGAAGGATTAATTACTTCCTTCCAATTATCTTGATTGTTTTGAGTATATTCAATTGCTTCTCCATCACAATATGCTTGCATTACAGCAATTTTTTCCTTTGTTGCTTTCATTGTCTTAGTTGTCTTAATATTTAATCCAGTTTATGCTTAATACTTTTGATTTTGAAAAAACTTTTACTTTATGATATTGATTGTCAGTTCTTAGTAAAATCCATTTATTACCTTTTTTAATAGGTTTTTTACATAAAAAAGAAACCAGTCCAGATAATACAAAATAAAATTTATGATTTATACCTTCAGGTTCTTTATGATTAGGTAAATCACCATTAGGATATAATTTTAATAATTTAATCTGAAATTTATATTTTGATATTTTAAAGTCTAATAATATAGCTTCTAAATATCTAGATTTTTTCATTGTTTTAAATCTATATTTCAATTTATTAATGTTTAGGTTCTTATATAAAAACTATTGTTTTGTCTTTTTTGAAAGTTGTTTTTTTAATAATTCTTCTTTTTGTAACTTAATTATATCTTCTGCTTTTCTAAGTTTATCTTCTAATCCATAACTTATATCCCAAAATTTATAAACTTTAGCTTCTAATTTTTCACAGTTACTTTTCATATTAGTATTTTCTTCCCAAGAATTTTTTAACAATTCTTTAGAACTTTTCAATGAAGATTTAGCGTCTTGCATTTCTAAGAATAAATACATAATTATTGTAAGTAAAACAAAAATTACACATATTACTACTATTGATATTATTTCCATAATATATTTGATTTTTTATAACACTCTTGATTGATTAGCTTCCATTCTCAAATAAGACAATGTTGTTTGAAGTATTGTTATCGCATAATGTTGGTCTTTATTAAGAGTCTCTGTTAAAACTCTTAACTCATGGTATTCTGGGCATTTTTTATCTGTTTGATAATAATACTCAGCTGAACTAGAACACTTAGAAGAATTACCTAATAAGCATCCTAATGTATTTAATTTTTGCATGACATCATGAGGATTATCAATGTCTACTGGTCTATTTATAGCATCAATAATAATTTGAGCTTGTTCTAGTATTTGTTCTTCTGTAAATCTCATTTTTATTTAGGTTTGAAAACTTTGCCATCAAAATGTTTATTAAAGCACTTTGGAGATTCCCAATCTAGTAGAATCATCCATTTTTTTTCATAATACTTTTCTGACCAATCTCCTGGGTAAACTACTTGAAGGATAACTCTTTTAAAGTCTTGAGGAGATTCTTTCCATAATCTTTTATATTCTACATCAGTACAAGATCCACAATATTCTATCCATTTTTCTTTATGTACAACTTTTTTCTTAGAGGCTCTTTTATCAACTCTGCTAAGAAGTGCTTTTTTAGATAGTTTAGTAGTAATTTTATTTTGGAAAAGTTTGTACCCAATGTAGAATTTTCCTGAAGGTATATGAAGAATTCTATAGATAAAGGCTTTTGCATTGTTAGGCTTTTCTAAAAGAGGTTTGCCTTCATATTCCCAATGATTAATTTGCTTTAAATTCATGTGTATTTATTTATAAAATACAAATGTATGATAAACAATTAATTTCACCAATTATTTTTTACCCACTCAATTCCTTTTTCTTTACACATATCAGTGTAGTCTTTACCTACTAATGGAGGTCTTGATATTAAAAAAGGATACTTCTTTAACAATTTTTCAGTATATCTTTCTCCAGCAATATCATTATCTAAACAGATATAAATATTCTTAAAACTATCTTGAAAAAATTGCATCTTTTCTTCTGAAATATTAACTCCTTCAGAAATAATACCTACACTGTTAAATCCTGTAATATTAGCATAAAAGCTATCTTTTGGACTTTTATTTATAATAAGATTATCTTTAGTAAAATCTAATTTAGCTGTATAATAAATATAACTACCATCATTAGTTCTAAACTTTTGAGACTTATCTTTAAAAGGAGAATAGATTTGATAACAATTAGGATTAGTTTGCTTATATGCAAACACATTATAAAGATTACTACCTACATATTTATCATTAAACCACAAATCTGATATACTAAATATACCATAAGATTTTAACAGTTCTTCATCTATAACCATACCAGGAACTTGCCAAAATTCTAATTCTTTTTTAGTAAATGGTTTTCTTTTAATTCCTATAGTTTTTAAAAAAGGCTCTTTTTCTTCATTAATTATTTGCACATTTGCAGATTTAATTAATTTAAAATCCATTTTAATTTTTATAATAGCTGTATAATAATCGCAATTATACTTCATCATTATAAATTTAAAACAATCCATATTACCTTCTTTTGAATCAAAGAATAATAAATCTCCAGAATTACCGTAAAAAAATGAACAGCCTGCAGTTTTATCTTCTCTTAAAGGTGATTTATATTTACTAGATAAGTTAACTTTTTGCCCAAAATAAAACTCAAATATAGACTCTTGATTAACTTGAGAAAAGATATACTCTTTACTCATAAAGTAATTCTGACTTTGCATTGTATCTTAGTTTAAAATAAAAACTGAGTAAGCCTAAGCTTACCCAGTAATTAATAAATCAGAAAGGAATATCACTATCACTAATAGGTGTAATAGTTGAAGAAGGGGTAATACTTTCTTTATCTGGCTGAGGGTCTTCTATAGTAAACTCCATAAATGACTTGTCATTATCTGTAAAATTAACTTTCATAGGTTTTACAGGATTTGTATATACTGGCAAATCTCTACTTGGTTTAAAATTATAATATTTACCTTTACTTTCTTTAAAAATCAATTTCAATTCTCCTGTACAAGGTGAAGGCAATAACTCAGCTATTTGAGATACATATTCTCCATAAGCTTCACTTAAATCTTGTGTATCTACTAATTTTAATTTAGGATTAACAGATTGGCAAAGGCTGGCAAACATATTCATTTGATACTGAATAGCTTTTGCTTTATTCTCAGGAGATTTAAAGTTAATATTTCCAAAATTCTTGTCATACATACTTTCTCTTGTAGTTTGACCTTGATCATTTACATAATCAATAATTACTCTATGGTAATCATCATTCCAAGTAATAGATTTGATTCCTACATTTGTAGCAAATCCTTCAATGATTACTTTTTCTCCTTCTCTTTTTACTTTTGCAGAGATACTTTTACTTGCCATTGTTTTAATATTTTAATATAAAAAAAAAATAAGTGCTGCATTTTATAATACAGCACTAATAAATAAATAAATAAATTAAGCCATTATAAAACTGTATTGAGTTTGCATAATTACTTGTTCAGAAATTGATTGTTCAGAATCAACTTCTTCAGCAATAACTTCTTGAAATACAGTTTCTTCAGCAACAGGTACTTCTACATTTGTAGAGATATTATTAGGAGTAATTTCATAAACAATACATCCTTCAAGATCAGCAGCAACTTCAGTTAATTTAAAGTTTGCAGAAATTGCATTATCGGCCAAAACATTACATTTTTCTAAAATTGTAAAAATAGCTTCTGAAGTAATCTTTGTAAATGGTTTAACTCCTTTCCATACTCTCATAATATTTTTAGATAGACCATAATTACCATCTAAACTTTGAATTAAATAAGCATTAAGCTCTCCTTCTATTTCAATAGCACCTACAAGACAAAAAGATTGTTCTTTATGATTTGTTAAATATGCTTTATCAATAGTAAAATGATGCTTTTTTTTACCATTATTTTTATTAATTTCACAATTATACATTAAATCATAAGAATCTTTTTTCTTTCTTTCTAATTTAGGTTTAACTGCTGATAAGTTAATAAATTCAACTTTACCATTTGACTGTGTTGGAGTAATTAATCCAGATAAATTTAACATTTTTTGATAATTTAGATATATTAATAATTATTTTGAAAACAACTTAACAAGCTCTATACTAGTAGAATTAGCTATAGAGTAATCTTTTTTAACATCTTCTACAGATTTATACTTTTCAGTAATTGTAGACCATTCTGGAGACATAGTAGTTAACCATTTTTTAGTAGCAACAGGTGCTTCTTTAGTTTTACCTATTTCATTTCTCCATACTTTACCTACACCATCCATAAAAGTAGAACAGATTTTAGTAAAAGCATCTGTAACAGCACCCTTGTAAGCATCACCTGTATCAGGATTATTATTACCACCATAAGCCATTCTGTATATACCATACTCTGGTGCAAAAAATTCTACTTTAGCTAAGATAGATTCTCCAGATTTTTCTGATTCCCTTACACCAGTTTTTTGAGCTGAAGCATCTAAAATCCAACCACCAACTCCAAAAACATCATTCAATACAGGATAAATAAATGCTGCATTAATTGTTGTTAAAAATGATTTTGAAGGATGTTGTTTAAATGCCTCTGAGGGCAAATCTTGATTTAATATTGCTAATTTCTCAGCAGACAAAACTTTATACTCGCTAAAGTCTCTTGATAAATGATTGTCTAAAAGTGACATGTTTTAAGTTTAATTGTATTATAAATATACGAAAAAATTGGTAATATTACAACTCTAATTCGTTTTTCCAAGAAGATTTTTTTGTAGTATTTTTTATTGGATCATTTAATCCATAACTACTATAACCATTCTTTTGAAAAAATTCAGGAGGCTCTAACTCTAAAAATTGACAAATTTTACCATTAAAATAAACAGGTATATCATCACCTATACCATCTCTACCTTTAAGATGACATAATACTCTAAAATCATGTTTAAATACAGTTAGATCATAACCTTTGTATTCTAATAAACCATGTTTATAAGGATTAAATATACCTATCATTGTAGTAACAGGTGTTCTGACATCATTAGAGTCGCTAAGAGAATTTTCTGAAGGTCTGATACTCTCTAAAACTACTACTTGTTTCCAATCTCTTTGTGCTATCTCACTTCCAGAGTTTTGATGAATAACTACAATAGGTATAACTTCATATTTGTTTCTGTATTTCATCAATACATTCAAACAAACAGTATCTATACACTGCTTAATAGTTTGTCCATTCTCTCTTTCTAAGAATTTGCAATTGTCAATTACAACTAAATGATACTTATCTTCCCCTGGAGGAAACTTTTTAACACATTGTTCTAATCTTTCATCAATTTGTGAAGGAGTTTTACAATCTTCATGAATAAAACAATGATTGTTAAATGTATCTACAAGACTTTGTGTTGATTGTAATTTAGATATGAAAGGTAATGCTTTTTTAGAGTTATCAGAATTTTGAAAATCCCTTATACCTAATGATACTCCTTGAGTAGTGTAAAGAAATCTCGACAAAAGTCTAAGTTCTGTTCTTAATTTAGTCTCTTCTAATGAAAAGAAATCTATCCTTAAGTCTATTTGTTTGTTTTTGTTTACAAACTCTATAGCATCTAAAACATATTTATCTAATGTAAGACTTGTTTTACCACCAGCAGTACCAGAAGTTATACAAACATAATCACCTTTGTTTACACTTCCCATAACATCTTTCCAACCAGAAATTAAAATAGGAATTCCAGAAAAAGATTGATTTTGTTTTCTTTCTATGTATTTAGTTAACTCTTGTAAATTCATTTCTTTTCTTTAAACATATCTTTGTAGCAAGCAAAGAAATTACAAACTTTCATATTAGCACCATTTTCTTTTAAATAAGCTTCAGTTGTACCAAAGAAAGCATTCAAAGCTTCTCTATTACCTTTTTGACAAAAGTCATTCCAGAATACATCTTTGATTTTCTCAATAGTATTCATCTTAGGATTAGTTGTATCAGGCTTTAAGATATAAATAGAAGTACCTGTAACTACTGGAATTTTATTATCACCTAACAATAAAGCATTTTCTTTCCATATAGATAAGTAATAATCCCACCAGTACTCTTTGCCATTTTTAACAATTAATAAATCTGTAAATTTTTTAGAAACTTTTAGTTTAGAAATTAATACTGATTTTTCATCTTTTTCTTCAGAAGATCGTAAATCATCTATAAAACCTTCATCAACTAATTTATTAATCATATTAACCCATAAAATAGGATATGATTCATCCCCATTTCTATTGTAATATTTAAATCTAGTCATGTACCATTTAAACAACTCTTTAAATTCACTATCTTCAGGTGAATCAACTCTATCATGAATAGAGTACAAAAATATTATTTCTTCAAACTGAAGATCAACAACTTGGCTGAATTTGTATAATTCTTTTAAATTAAACAAAGCAAAATTTTTAAAGTGATTAATTTAATACTTCTTCTTTAGTTTTATAATCAATAAATAACCAACCTTTTTGTGCTGTAGCTAACCATTTTTTCTCTTGAGACATAATATCTACTCCAAAAATAGAAAAGTCAGGTACATACAAAAAATAATTAATAGGCATTTTATTTGCATTATTAGGATCAACACTTTGAATTCTACCTTTTCTTTGCCTAGCCTTTATTGGTTTAGCTTCATAAGAAAGATTAACAGAGTATTCTAATTCTGCAGATATGTAACCTACATTGGCTTTACCTACAACAATCATTTGATTATATTCTCCATTTCTAAAACTAATAAGAGGTTTTTCCCCTGATTTTGAAGAGTAAACAACTGATGAATTACCTAATAGATTTTTCATCCTTTCTGCAGCATTTAAATTATTAACAAAGATAATTCCTTTTTGTCCTTTATGCTTGTTAACAATTTCAACTGCTAAAGAGTATTTTTCTACAGCATTTTTCAACAATTCCATTCTTTGTCTTACAAGTTTTAAATATTTTAATATCTTTCCCATTAGTTGTGTTTCTGAAATATCAGTGCCTAATGCTTGTAATTGCCTTGCAGTACTAATTCTTAAATTTTTGTCCTTTAATAAAGTAAACATCATTACCTGGGACTTTTTTTCATATATTGGATATATGAAGTCTATACATTCTTTATACTGAGTTTCTATAGAGTAATAAGTAGACTTTTCTTTTAGAGTTAATTCGACTGCAATATTAATACATGAAAAATCAGGCACTAATCCAAGTTTTAATCCATCAACTTCATCTAACTCAAAGCAATGTGTTACTCCTTTAGATTCTAATATTTTTTGTTGGTCAGCTTCTAAAAATGCCCCATTAACTATTAACTGAGAATAAGATATATCAAAAATATTATATCTTTGAGTTTCAGGATTTAAGCATAGTTGTATTTCATCAATACATAACACATCAACAGGCTCTGTCCATTTAGTTACAGCTGTATTTATAACAAGATTCTTTACAAATGGAGGATTAAACTTTTCCATATCTTGAAAGATTCTTATTTCTGGATATACTGCTAGCACTTTTGGAGTAAATAAATTATTATTAACATATTGTAAAAACAATAACCTATTTACATATGATTTACCATATTGAGTGTACAAAGCTAGCCAACAACTCTTACTACTACCATTTTCATATACCCAATTAGCAATAATATTGTTGATATAATCTTTTTTCTTATTAATAGTATCAATACTTGAATCACCAGTAATAGTTAAGATATGCTTTTTTTCATCAGTAGATAGTTTTCTAACTTTCATTGTCCAGTTGCTTCTTTATCAAGGTAAGCTTTTATATTATCTGTTAGATCATAACTTACAAACTCATTCAAGAATGCTTCAAATAATTTATCAGAATATCCTCCAGCCTTAGCAAAAAGAAGTGTAGTAGATAACAAAGCCCCAAAAGTTACATCAGATATTTCTAAAGCAATATCATTATCAGAAAATCCTTTAATTCCTATAAAATAAGAATCGTTTTCTAATTTTGCAACAATAATTTCTTTACCTTCTTTTAAATTAGCTGTAACAGCCTCTTCAACATTAACTTCAATATTTTTTTCAGGGAATGATTGATTAAGAGTTACAATACCGTTTTGTTTCTTTTCCATCAGATTTTTAAATTATTTTCTTCTTTAATTAAATCAATTTTATTCATAATTAACTCTAAAGTGTCATTATCACAATATTCCCAACAAATATCAAACACTTCTTTAAATATAATAGATGTTAATTCTTTCAAATGTTGTCTTTTTTCAGATACACTATTCCATTCATTATTGTAAGAATAAACTGTTCTTTCAATATGTTCTGTTATCTTGTTCAACCAATTTGGTAGTTTAAGTTTAAAACATCACATAAAAATTCTCTAATATAAAATCCTTCATACTTGTCCAAAATAGTTTTATAACTCTTCATTTCAGTTAAAACCATCATTGCATTATAATAAGTAGGGTCTTCCATAAAATAATCCCACCAATTATCATCTATTACTGTTGAGGTATCCCATTCGAGCAGTACTTCAATTGCTTCTAACTTTGTCATAACTGTTTGCATACTTTATTATAAAAATTTAATGATATTTCTTCAAATTTTTCAATTGTTAATTTAATATCAGATATAGATAAATCTACTCTATCTATTTTATCATTTCTACCTAAAATGAATTCATAACTAACAGAAAAAGGTTCTTGAAATTCTGGTAAATTACTATACTTACTAAAATCATAAACTAACAAACCTATTTGATATTGAATAATTTTATCATTATCTTCATCATAGGTTATTCCAAAAGATTTCCAATAACAATAATCTTCATTTTTATATTTAGAAAAGTATTTTTTGTAGCCTTTCTCTATTAATTCTAATTCAAATTTTTCTAATTCTTCTTTGTTAAATCTCATAATTTAAATTGTTATCAGTTAAAAATTGTTGTAATAAATCTTTAATACCATAAAAATCGTCAATTTCAATGTCAAAAGAACTTTCTTTAACATTTGCAATATGAGGTATGCTTGCAGATTCTACATTCTCCATCAACTCATCCCAAGCAGAAGTATGCCAAGCAGAAGGAGTAAATAGAATAATTAATTCTAAATAATCTTTAATGTTTGCATCAGTTACTTCTAATGTGTGCAAAGTATAATTAAATGTTTTTTCTTCTTTTACTTTAGATTTTAGTTTTATTTTCATAATAATTAAGTTAACATTTCTTTTACTTTAAAAATACCATAATTAAAGTTAATCTACAGTACCATTTCCATAATACAAATTAAAAGATTTCTTTTTATAATCATCTGATTTCAACCAATCTTTATAATCTTTTTCTATTGTGTTATCTTGAAATTTATAATAACTACCGTTACAATACCTTAAACTATTATTTAACTTATAAAATTGTTCAAAACAATCAATATTATTTTCAAACTCTATTTCTTTTGTACTAACAATATCAGATATAAATCTATATCTATCTACTACAGTGAAATAATCAAGTGTTGTTTTCAATTTATTTCTTTTTTAAAAGTATATATAATATCTAATTCTATTAATTCTAATTTACTATATCTTGTATCATCAAATCTTAAATATTTTAAATTACAACTGATTAATTCCCAACCAATACTACCTAATTCATTTAATTCTTCTTCTGTTGAATTAGTTGTTTTTAAATACTCAAACTTTTTCATTTTATTTACATTTTAGCAGAACCCCATGAATCTCCAATAGCACTATCAGCTAATTCTATTAAGAATGTTTCTGTCATACCTCTGAATTTTAATAAAGGGTAGTATCTATATTTTATATTATCTTTAATAAAGTTTTTTTCTTTGTCCCATATTTTATCTAAATAAGAAGATGTTTCTAAATAAATTATTTCAATTTTGTAAGGAATACTATTTTTAGAGTAACGACTTTTTACAGTTCTTTGAGTTATACCTATTTTTAAAAACTCTTCTCCATTACCTGTGCATTTTAAAACATAAAAAGAAGCTTGTCCTGTTTTATTTCTTTCAATCCATTGGGTTTTAGAATAATTAGAAAAAAGAAATCCACACTTTTTACATCCTTTACCTTTTAAATGATCAGATGCTGTTTGATAAAAATCCCCATGAAGTTTACAAGTGATTATAACTTTTTCTCTTGCTTTTACATAATCTTGATTATAAGTATATAATCCTTTATGCAAAATAGTAGATCTTTCTTCAAATATAGATACACTTAATTTATTATGTTTAGGTATTTTATAAGAACATTTTTGACACCCAGACCTAAAATGTAATTCTGCATTTTGATAAAATACACCATGTTCTTTACAAATAATAGGTATTTTTATTGAAGTATTTTTAATAAAATCAGGGTAAATATATTTATTACCATGCTTACTCTTAAATCTGTCTATTATTTGATCATAACTTAGACTAATCATATTGCCATGATTTTCATATTGACATTTTTTACAAAGAACACCCATTAAAATATTACAAGCTCTAATAGTAAAATCTCCATGTTTTTTACAAGTTACAATAACTTTTTCACGATTCTTTACATAACTTAATTTATCAAAACTATAATTACCACTTTCATAAATAGGCATTTTTTTTAGTTTATTCCAAAAATCTTTTTCGTAATCTCTCATAAAACTTATATTTAATATACATACACTTATACTACATATTATACTAATAATAAGTTCCCAAGAATCTCCTATTACTGTGATTTTGCAGAATGCCAATTATCTGAATAAAATGCATCAGCTTCCATTTCTATTAAATCTGATTTTACATAATAATTCCCAGCATCTTGCATACATTTAGCTAATACTTTTGTATATTCTTCTGCTAAACATTTTTCAACTTCTAATACATTTTCATCATAAATTGAATTAACTATTTTTACCCTTCCAAGATGATTATTAGTTTTAATATAATCAAAAAGATAAATTAGACTTCTTTTTATAATAAAACTACCACATCCTTGAATTGGATTATTAAGACACAATCTTTTATAAGAAGACTTTTGTTTGAAAAACTCAGACACCATTTTAACTTTCTTTTTAAAATAATCATAAGATGGTTTATCAGGAATAACAAAACTCTTTACAGTCTTATCTGTCTTTCTAAGTTCTATTATTTTCTGCTGATGTTTATATTGAAGTTTACCATCTTTGTACAATTCCCAATCTAAATCTTTAATTCTTTTTTCTAATTCAAGATAATCATTATAGAAAGGTAATTTAAGTTTAAATCCTTCTTCTGATTCAATATAACCATTTTTTATAGCTTTATCGTATATTGAATCACCCCAGGTAAAAACATCTTTGTATAAATTAACATAAGCATTATAAATTCTATCACCTTCTTCAGTAGATAAGTTTAGACTTTTTGACAATGTGTAACCGTTGCCTCCAAAAGCAAAAGTAAAATTAGCAATTTTCCCAAGTTGTCTAAGATCGTTATGATTAGCTTTGATTTCTTTATCAGTTAAATTTTTTATTTCAGGAAAAGCTTCTCTTGCAAGTAAACTATGAGGGTCTCGATTTTGCACAACATTTAAAATAGAGTTTTCATCTTGAGACTTATGAGCCAATATTCTTGATTCTTGTTGAGAATAGTCAGCATCAATAATAACATTGCCTTCAGTAGCCTTAAAACAGCTTCTGGTGGTTTTATCTGATGGAATATTCAAGAAATTAATGCCACCTTTTCTGCTAGAAATTCTACCTGTGTCAACCAAAGGTTTAAATCCACCATAAAGCCTGCCATTAATAACTTTATCCAAAACATTTTGCCCAAAAGTAGTACATCTTTGCTCTGCTCCTTTAAACTGTAGCCATATATCAACAAAAGGATGTTTAGTTTTATTAATTACCTTTTCATTAATAGATTCTTTCCCTTCATCATCCAACACATTAATACCTAAATCTTTAAATACAGGTATCATTTGAGTAGGAGAACTAAGTAAAGGTTTGATTTTTTTCTTTGTATCAAATAAATCAGTCTGAGACTTTCTATGTTTAGGTAAGTTATCATAGATATACTCTTCTATAAGCCTTTGTGCTTTTTTGGAGTTAATTTCATCTTCTACCATTTTTTCTTTCCAAAGATTTACATCAATAGGTAAGCCGCAATTTTCCATGTAAGCTAAAGCCTTTAAAAAATCACAATTAAGATAATAAGCAGGTAATGCACCATAATTATTTAGTTTCATCTCTAAGTCAGAATGTAACTCCAAAAGTCTGTCTACATCATTAAAACAGTAATGAATAGCCCTGGCAGTTGTTAGCCTTACCTTATGAATATTTTTTTGTTCTGTTTTATCTACTTTTATTTTAAGTTCTCTTTCAAAAATATCACCTAAACCATGTCTAATAGAAGGGCCTTCTCCATTATGAAGTATCATAGAACAAACCATAGTATCTCTTACTCTTTCAGGATAAAAACCATATTTATAAAAGAATTTAATATCAAATACAGCATTTTGAAAAACTAATATTTTATCTTTTATATAAGGTATTACATCATTAAAAGTAATTGATTTTGTATAAGGATAATCTTGAAGGTCTATTAATATATTATTTCTGCCAGTTCCAATTTGAACACAAAATACATCACTATCTATTGGAGAAAGCCCTGTAGTTTCTGTATCTATTGCTATTGTTTCTGGTAATCTTTTTAATATATCTAAATTTACAAAATTATAATTTCCTATTTTAGAAAATGCATCAGGATTACTTGTAATAATGTAATTCATGCTAGTTAAATTTATAAAAGAGGTAACAATATGTTACCCCTTTTTAATTACAAAATTATTTAGACTCCAAAGGCTTAGCAAAAAATTTAGAAAACACTATTTCTTTTTGAGTAAGAATAGTTTTATCTTTAGCAATTTCTGCTTCATGTTTTTTATAAGCTTCTGTATAAAATAAATTTGCAGCAATTACCTGTTGGCCTGGAGTGTAAGTAAACAACTGTTTCATTACATTTTCTAACCAAATATTAAACTCAATTTTAGAATCTTCCATTTTTCTTTGTCTGGTTTTTGTTTTTCTTTTTATTAATTGTTTTAGTTTCTACTACTTTTTCAACTTCAGGAGTTTCAGTTATAGATACATCTTTTACTGGTATACAATTTTCTTTTTTAAAAGTAAAGAATAAAATAATAATAATAGCAATTGTTATAACTGCTGCAATAATAAGTAAATTCATTTTTTTATTAATTAAACGGTTTCAAAATATTTACATACTAAATTATCTAATCTGCTGTCTGTAAGACTAAAATTAGGATTTTTTGTTAAAGCAAGTAATACATTTTCTTTATCTATATTATATTCAACATAAATAGGATTAACATCATCTCCTAAATTACAAAAAATTGTAACTGTATCAGGAAATTCCTCTAAAGGAAAAGATGAAGGTAATGCTAATAATCTGTTATAAGCAAGATTAAGAGTATGTAATTTGTTTTTAGCACTTTCTGCCATTGTTAAAGCAGCTGTTACAGCTTGTTCTTGTTTTTTCTTGAAATCATAAACTTTTTCTAATAAACCTTTAGAGTAAGTGATCTCATTAAAATTAATGACTAAATCATCAATTTTCAAGACATTTAAATCTACTTGTTGAATTTTCATAGTATTGTTTATTTGTTTAAAATATAGCTACTTGCTATATAGAGAGCTTAGAAGAATCGAACTTCAATTATTCTGATTATTATTCAGATGCATTATCCAATTATGCTATAAGCTCTAACACACTCTGTCAGTGTCCTACTCCCTTGGTTATCTTGGCAGCTATGAATATTCATTCCACTGTAAAAAGTACTACCTTGCTCTCCTTATTTAAAAGGGGTTCAGCAATTTTTATCAGACAACCCTTACCGTTAGGCATTACTCAGGAAACGTAACGATAAACACTCTTTACAGCTTTAAATCTTAGAGTGTATAGAACAGTGGTTACCACTAATTTTTACAACTTTTTTGCAATTTGACCCAGATTTTGTAGGAGCTAAGCATCTATTTGCATTTGGGTTATGGGAGTAGCAATAATTCCCTTCTTTTACTGTACGTGAACATGGTTCATTTTTAGCTGTTGTACCTTGACAAGGATTTGTAGCAAAAGCTAATGATGAATATAAACATAAAATAATTAATAATTTTTTCATTGATTTTTTAATTAAAATTAATAAATTAATTAATAAAAAGATAAAGACATAGTAAAACCATGCCTTTAATCTAAAAAATATGGAAAATAATGTTTTTAATTTATTTTATAAATAGATTTTCAGATTCATTCAATATGTATTTATCTTTATCTTTACTTTCACAAATAGTAGCTAATACATTAGTACGTTCTGTTACTGAGTCTCTCCATAATAAAAAAGGATTTAACTGGTATTGGCCTCTATTTAATTTAATAAAAATTTTACTTTCTGTAAGATTTTGAATACTTCTACTAAAAGTAGTTCTATTAACTGCTTTTCCTCCATTTTCTTCAGCATATTTATTAAATTTATTAAACATCCTTTCATCTGATAAAAAAACTCCTTCATCATTTGCTTGTGTACAAGCAAAAAATAAAAATTGATTTTCTATTAATGATTTCATTTTAAAAGAAAGTTTAGATAAACTATCATACATTTGAGTGTAGCTATCATCTACTTCAACATAACCTTTTTTACTTATAGTTTCAATCTTTCTCTCAACTTCATAATAAACTCTCTTCATAAATGATATTATTAATTATAAGCAAATATACATATTAGTAATTTTATGTGCAAATAATAATATATAAAATTAAAATAAACTTGAAAAAATTAGGAAATACAATTTATTTTTATAAGATGCTTATGTGCGTGGGGTGCATATTTAATTATAGCCTAGCACACATTGAATGTGCGTGGGGTGCATATACACTTTTATATAAACTGTTGATAATTAGATACTTAACTAAAATAAGCTCTAAGGAATCTCTCTACTGTAATAATTATTACATCTGGTTAAGTTTGCATATTACATTAATGTATCTCCAAGAGATATTATTTTAAATATTGTTTTGCAAAATCTTTACAACTGCCTTTAAATTCATTACAATTTTTAAGGTTGTTGAATTTTCCTTTAGCATCATTAAGAAGACATCCTTCATGTGAACAATGATCTTTTCCAAATCCATGTAAAGTTTCATGAAGAACAACTCTTTCAATATCTTTATCATTCATTTTTAAAGTAACTACTGAGCATTTTCTGCCTAAAAGACTTAACCCTTTTATTCTATAATGAGGATGATTAGGTTTATCATAATATAAATCTGTATTAATTAAATAAAAATTATAATTATAATAACTTGAAGACATAAAGTCTACTGCTTTCATAGATTTAGGAGAGTAATATACAAATTCTTTTTTCATTTTGATTTTCTTAAACCAAGACTCTTTACAGACTGTTCCTTGTGGAACATGTATAATCATTTTGGGACTCATCAATTGAAAAAATAATAAAACTTGAAAAATTAACATAGTTTAATAAATTTTTAGGTGAAACAACTCCAAGAGTGTAAATTAAATAATCTTTTAGAAAAAATAAAAGGTGAGAAATTTCCCACCTTTATTAAAATATTCATCATATTTAAACAAGAAAACAAATCTTAATACTTAAACCCTTGATAAGATGCTATCTTTTCATAAGTTATATTATCTAATAAATGCATAATAAAAACATCTTTATCTTCTTTATGAATAATAAGTATTTCTACTTTTACATTTTTAGAATCTAAAGTACCTTCATTTATTATATCTACCCATTCAAATATCCACTCGGTATAAGCATATTCTGTATTTGTTTCAGCAATATCTTCACTTTTAAATAAAGTTACTTTACCATTTATTTGGGCTTTTCCTTTTTCTATACCAATAAAAGCCATATGAACATTGCCTTTACTTGAATAAAAAGTTACTTCTGGAAATTTTAACTTAACTTTTTTTCCATCTAAACTATAAATAAAAAACTTAGCTAATGTTTCTTCTTGAGCAAATGCAGCAGAACCTACTAATAAAAGTAGGCTCAATGCTGTTAATTTAAATATTTTCACTTTTCAAAATAAATAAAATACGATAAATATTTTTCTCCTACAATTAACTCTACATCCATAGGTTTAAGATAATAAAATTTATCTTTACCTTTAATGGATAACAGTTCAAACTTATATTTTTTTAAACTCATTTCATAATCATACATAAGTTCTTTTGTAAGCAAACTTTTGCACTCAACCATTTCAACTAATCCTTTGGAGTTAACTTTAATATAAGCAGTATTACCTTCTTTTTCATAAATATAGATTGTGTAATTATCTAATTTATTATTGTCAGTTAATCTCCAACCTTCGTGGAATAAATCTTCTTCTAAGAATTCCCATTCTACAAACATAAATAATTCTTGCTCTTGAAATGATCTTGAGCTAATATAATTACCTATTGATACACCTAAAGCTATAGCACCTGCTAAAACTATAATTACTGAGATTATTGTTTTTTTCATGATTTTAAAATGGTAATATTACAGTTTTTTTAAATTTTAAAATTTCTTCTATTATAGATACTTTATCTTCATAACAAGTATTGTACCTTCCTTTTCCTTCTACTAATTGATTTTCTTGACTTTCAAATATCATATCAATTCCACCAATATTCATAGAAAAGAATACATCAGTATTAAGCCTGTGAGATCTTCCTGCAATGCAATTGTTAAAAGCCTTACCAGCTAAAAATAACTGCTTTTTAGAAGTATAAAAAGTAGCTCCTAAAGGCTTTAAAACTTTTTCAAACTTATCAAAGTAAGGAGGAACAATTTTTTCATCTGAATAACCTTCAGCATCTTTCATGTTAATTACTTCAATAAGCTCATCGTGCAAATTCTTAATACTTTTTTCAGTTTGAGTGATATCTCTTCCTATATCATTAGCCAACCTTATTGTATCATTTAATACAGCAAGGTCTGATTGTAATATTAAGGTTTTATTCTTAAAATTATAACCTACAATGCATTTCTCCAGTAAATCTGGACTATACTCTACTTTAGCAGTTATACCTAAGTAAGTAAATACCTCAGACATACTTCTAAAAGACCTCAAGAAACTATAAAACTTTAAGTATTCAACACTATAATTTCTTAGAAACTCACACTTTTTGTTGTATACATATAATTTAAGAAGTTCAGGCTTGCTTTGTACTACTGTGTTAGTTAGATTAGAATAAAAATCTCTGTTAAAAGGTTTGTATTTTATCTTATTGTCACTTGTTAACATTATAATTTCTCTAAATCTTTTTTTGTAAGAGAAATTAGTGTTCAATTTATGCAAAGTATTTTTGGTTGCACATCTTGCTGTAAAAATTTTCTCAATTGTAGTTTCGTTAGTGCTAAGAACTACATAATAATTTCCTGCAGGAGATAACTCTACTGTACCTAACTCAGATAGTATCTCTAATCTTTTTTTGAATAATGTTGTCATTCTTTAAAGTTTTTAATTAGTGAAACAAATGATAGCTATACCTATTACTAATAATATTGGATATAGTATTTTTTTTAATGATATTTTTTCCATGATTAATTTTCCAGCCCCTACCTTTGGATAAAGCTTATTAAAATGATAAATTTAAAAAAAAACAAAGACAGGAGAATTGCCCCTGCCTTGTAACTTTTTGTCAACATTAAACTTTATTTTTTACATAAATCTGAGACACATCAGATTTCAATTTATTGTAGTCATCCATATTAAATGAACCATCTAATAACTTTGATTCAAATGTTCTTCTATTAACTAGACCTTTACTAACAATGTATCTTCCTTTCTTTTGAATTTTATTAAATTCTTTAAAGTGTTTAACTGCTTTGCTAATTTGATTATTAGTTAAAGCTTTAGAGAAGTTAGATTTTTTAACAAAATTTAAATCTCCAGTATTGTATATTAAGCTTACTATTGCAGCCTGCTGAAGATAAGTCTGATTAGGGTATTCTTTTTTTACTATACTGTATAATTCTTCTACCATGCTTCTTAAAATAATATCAGCATGTTGAATATTCTTTACAGATTTTACATTAGTAAACCCGTAACCTATTGTTTTTTTATTAGCTTGGCATCTGTATGTGTCAGCTCTGTAATTTTCTGCTTTTTTTATATTCCATAACATAATTTGATATTTTTGAGTGGAAGAAAAAGCAGGATTATCTTTAACTATTTTAATCTTTTCTGCATTTGAACAGAAAGTAATGAAAAAAGCTACAATTAATGTAGCTATATTAAAATTTTTCATTTTTCTTTAATTAAATATCCCATGGCATTAATCCATAGAAATGATGTTATAAAAAAATTTACATTGTTTCCTTTGAAGAAACTGATAATACTCAGTATCATAAAGAATATACTTGCTAACTTTAAGATTTTAGTATTCAAGTTCTTCAATGTTTTCTTCGTGGATAAAATTGAATTGTTCTGCCATATCTCCATTAAGAATTATCTCTCTTCTTTGTTGACTGTTATTAACAATCATCTTGAGAGTATTACGGAGATGTTCCATCCCCATACTGTCTATATCTATCTTTTCACCATTTGCCATGGTCCAATATACTATCTTGCTCATGATACTTTTTGGTTAAATTGTTCAATTGATATAGTTCTATTCCAATCAATTCCACCATGCTTTTCAAACACAGCTTCCATTATATCCAGAGGAATACTACCTACTTCTTTAGTTATATCAAATAGCGATACATTAAAAGGTGTTTCGTTATATTCTCCATTTTCATCAAAGGTATATTTAGGTAAACCGTACCCTTCAGCATATTCAAACATAACCTCTTCGTTTTGGGAAGGAAATCCAAATTCAACATCTTGCATTGAATGCCCTAATTCTCTATACCCATTTTCTGATGAGCAGTAATTACCATGATGGATTTGTAATGATACATTAAAACCATCCATTGCGTAGACTATTGGACAATAAAAATGAGTGTTGTCATAACTCATTTGTTTATACATTGAATCTTTTTTATTAGAAATAACTGTTTTCTGGAAGATTGACATTGTTATCAATCTAAAAAATAATGTTAAATTCATTTGTTTATTGTTTAAAGTTAAAAAGTTAAGCAGTTTTTACAATAGAGATGCTTAGCTCTTTGTTGTCAAGGAAGAATTATTTCCTTTAAGTTATTCTGTAACCTATACAGTGTTAGCCACAATGGACTAACTTATATTAGAGATTACTCTCTGATGCCAATAATTCTGTTGTTCAAGTTAAACACACCTTAATTAGCTAAGCCAGCACTTCCTCTGGTATTATTACAACCTGTGCACAAGTTATAACAGCTATTTGTATTGTTGTTCATCTATATCAATCATTCTAAATATTGGAATCCACCAATATACTAAGAATAATAAATATACATTATAACTATCTTGAAGAGATTCTCTGTAAGAAGAAGAGTCTCCAATTAAAAATATAATAAAATTAATAACAAGATAAGAGGCAAACATTATGCCTAGAAATTCTAACATTTTTCTAAAATTGCTCATGATTTTTTTGTTTAAAGTTTAATAAATTGATTTGGTTTCCCTGTTGTAGAGAAGTTAAAGTTTCTGCTTGAACCATCTTCATATTCTATGAAATTAATGTCAGATTCTGATACTTTGGTTAAGTAAGCTATAATGGTAATAGCCTGTGATAGTGAATACTTCATGGTTTGTTTTTGTTTAAAAGATTAACATTCTAAAGATTGATTCTCCAAAATATTTAGTTGATTATCACTGTAAGCTTCTTCTCTTTCTTCAGCAAACTTAACTGCTAAAAAAAAAGATTCTCATAATCGGTAAACTCTACACTTCCATCAAAGAAATGTATACAACAGTCTCCATCCCAAAGAGTTGTTAATCTTTCAACTTGTTTGTTGAAATGGAGCCCTAAAATTGTTTCTAACATAATTTTTTTTGTTTAATGTTTAATTTAAAAAAGAAGAAGTAATAATTAAATTACCCCTTCTGTACTTGTTTTGCAACACATAATAAAAATAATAATAAATAATATGTAATCACTTTTTCTTAAATGAACTATTCGCTCATTAGCAATTGAAAAATAACTGCTGTGATATCTTGCAAAATTCCCTTTTCCTAAAAGGGTAAATCAAAATCTGTGGTGCTAATCACATCAATTGATTTTTCAATACATGTTACAGCAAACTTACTTTTTAAATTATTGTAAGTTTCTACATCTAAAAATGATTTTAGATATGCAAGCATTCCATCAGCCTTTTTAAACTCACCTTTCTTCCAATAAAGAATGGCTTGTTTCTTCATGTTTCTAACACCAATTCTGTCTTGTGATAGAGCAATTCCGAGGACCTTAAAACCCCTACCATTATCATAACTATATCTATTCTTGGATTGGTTTAAACTAAAACCATACTCGTTTAGATAGTTAGAAACAATGGTAACAATTCCTAAGATAACATCATGTGATAACTTCTTTTTACTAGAGATAGTAATATCATCTACATATCTAGTAACAATTAAATCATCAGCTAATTGAGCTATCAAATTATTCATAATAGGAGCCATAACAACTTCAAATATCCAAGAAGAACAAGGAGTACCTTGCATTAAAAATCCTTCAGGATGAAATGAGTTTTTTAACACACTGTCTTTAGTAATAAATGTCTTGTTTAATACTACAGACTTGAATGCTTTTTCTATATCCATACTGATAATAGTTTTAGCACCTTTGTGTAATGAGACACAATCTTTAACAGATTTCATCTTTAACTTTAACTGTTTAACCTTTCTTTTTTGTTCTGCATTAAAAGGTTCATTTAAAGTATACACTTCACGCATTCCTCCAGACTTCTTTGGGATTGAAACAACCTTAAATTTAACCAATTCAGCTGGTATTACTTTTTGGTTAAAGATTGCTGCTTGAAGAATTTTATCTTCTTTACTCCAAGCATCTTTAACAAGTCTGACATCATCAAATGACACAGTCTTATATCTAGTAGTAATGGTACGCTTTTTTAAATCATATGATTCAATAGCATATCTACCATCACCACCATATAGATGTATGTACATAGTTTTTTGTTTAAGGTTAACCAGTTACAGTAGCTTATTTTTGTAAGACAACCCATTACAGGTTGTCTCGATATCATTTCATTTTATATCTAATAACTATGTCCTTCTTAGGGCCACAATTTAATATAATTTCAGTAGCAGTAATAGCTATTACTAATCTACCTAAAAACATTTGCCCAACTTGTATCATATATTTTTTATTTTAAATATTGATAAAATTAAGACTGTTTCATCTTTAATCTCAGAGATAGCCTCTGAGTAATTTGATGCTTCAACTACATAATTCAGGATTATTGTTCCTGAGTTAGTAAGATAACTGATAATATACATGATTTTTTTTTGTTTAAATGTTTAAAATTTGGGGACTTTCACCCCATTAATTCTCTGGCAAATCAAAAAGAAATAAAGCTTCTTTTCCCATGCATAAACAAATAGTCTCATAGTGAAGACCATCTGAATTAATATAGAAAGGAGATTCATTTTCTTTACCTTTTTGTACAGTGGACTTAGTCATGTACGTTTTGCCTTTAACTAATTGAAATTCTGTCATAGCTGTAGTTGTTTATATGTGTCTTTTACTTCTAAAATGCCCATACTCCAAATACCTTTTATTGCATTTAGCAATGTGTATTTTTGCAGGCAACAAACCTACATACTTTACACCACACAAGCTTCCCAAGAATCTATTAACTCCATAACAGATATCACTAAACTCATCCATAGAAGGTTCATCTATGAATTCTTTAATTTCATCTGTTAAATGAGTAATAGATTCCTTCACCCCAAGTACCTTGTACTCAGGATGGAATCTGTATAACCTATTGAAGTCTATTAACAAGCAGTTTTACTTCTTGCTTAGGAAACATATCAATACGAAAGTCTAGCCCCTTTGACATTGGCAAGGAACCAGTCTCTTATCTCTAGATTTATCCCTTTGCATTGGAACAAATCAGACAAGATAGCATAGCCCTTACTACCATCTGGGCATTCAACCAGCCAACCAGACTGGTAAGTTGTGAGTTCTGCTGGAGATGTGCAATCATCACCAACAAAACATCCACAATTATCATTACACAAATACCTTTCCTCGATATTTGGGGTGAATTTCACCCCAGTCTTTACGGCTTTATTATGTTTAAAATGTAAATCAACAGACATTTTTTTTAGTTTAGTTTAAGTTAAACAAAAAATTACAAAAGAAACATTATCTGTCTCTTTTGTAATCAATAAGTTCTCTCTCCACTCTCATCATTGGCAACTGCCAAAATGAGTGGCTTCTAAGAGCCCTTACAGCGTCAAGTGCAGTACATTCACACAACTCTTTTACAGAGCTTATTAATTCTTTGTAGATTTCTGCATCTTTTGCATCAATACGATACAACTGGTGTTGTATCATGCTGTAATGCAAATCGTAATCACTCTTTTCTGCATATACTGGAAGGCAGAACACTCCCTCTACCACCTCCTGAAACAATTCAGGAAATGGGATAACCATTTTATTTTGTGTCATATTTTTTTTTAAGTTTAAATGTTAAGTTTTGTTAATTTGTTTTGTGTTTTACACCTTAAACTTTGAATACAGTTGTAACTGTAAATGACTACAAGTACTACGCTTAGAGCAAGACTTATTCTATGTCACTATATCAAAGAACTCTGGTGTCCTTAACAACTTGAAAAGTTATTAGAGTTTTTAAGCTATTTTTCTAACCTGCTAAGGCAGCCAGGAACTTACTGGATAGTGTTTACATCCTACTACAAGATGGCTTTTTTTGACAAGAAAAATTGCAAAACTTGTACTAAATTTGGGGGCCTTAACAACCCCCATAAGAATCAAAACAATGGTGCTAATCCTTTGCACCCAAAGAAACTATTGCCATCTTCTGTATACACAGGATCTGCAACTGTTCTAACCTTGGAGAAGTCTACTCCTGACTTTTGTATTGCACTGCTGTAGAGAGCAGATACAATGTATAAATCATATCCTTCTGGAAGAGGATCGCATGACTTGATTTTTTTACTGAACATTGGTATGCCAGCTACTGGCTCCAGTTCAATTGTTTCGATTTCAGCATTAAGCATCCCATTAGATGGGAATGACTTAATAATTGTACCACCAACATGCTTACGCATAGCTGGGACAAACAAACTATTTACCACAATATTGATGGCATGTGGTGTGCCATTGAATATCTTTAAATCTTTCATGTCTTTATGAATTTAATGTGAAAATAAAACTACTCCTGTTTTTTGCTTCCATGTAGAGGAAAACAGGCAAAACTTAACTACATTATCACGAAAATCGGAGGCCTTAACAACCCCCTTAAATACTATTCAGCAAACACAGCTTCTTCTTCACTTAGTATTTCTACTGTGAAGTTATAAGAAACTGTATATACATTGCTGTACTGGTATTCTTTCTCCAAATTTTTTAATGCACTTATCTTGTCTGACATCTCATCAGAAGGTATGAAAGAAACTATTTGTTCCTTTCTATCAGTACCTGTCCAATCTGATATCTGTCCTTCAATCATTCCACTACCATAACTTTGGGTGAAATATGTAACTCTTGCCTTTTTCATTTGTTCTGTTTAAATTCTTGAAAATTGAGGGCACTTGACTACCCCCATAAAACTTAATCAGCTGGCCATACCATACCATAATTACCTGCTGATACTACTTCTCCCTCTTGGAGTACAGTAGCTAGAACAAAATTATTCATATCTATGCAGGTATCTATACCATCAAGGTATACACTACCATTACTGATAGCTGTACATACCCCTGTAAATTCAGGGTGTTCAAATAACATAACCTTTTTACCTATTAGAGATAAGGCTTTCTCTTGGCTTACTAAAAAATCTATCATTGTTTTTAAGTTTAATGTTTAATCCATCACTACTCTATCATTATGATAGCTGATTCCTTTGGACATATCAGATTGGTAGTTTAATTAAAGCTATATATTTTTGAGGAATATATTTTAATTGACTTTTTGGTATATTAGATTCTTATACAGTCATATTAGACCACATATTTATCATCATCATACCAAATAATATTCTGTCTCATCAAATTTATCCCCGAGTCAAGACAAAGCTCACCAAATTTTCTCTATGTATTTGCACATATTGCATATATAATATTCTGAATGAACATATATGCTGTGAAATACATAGGAAATCCTGGCAATTAATCTTCTTTAGAGCTACCTTAAAATAAAGATAACCCCATAGAAGCTGAACATACATCCCTTTGAAGCCAACTGAAACTATGGCAGAATTTAAAAACTGCTGTGAAGCCAATTGGCAACATGACAGCAGAAAAAAATACCCGAGACAACGTCTCAGGTATTGGGGCTACTTATTCAGCAGTAGCAGGCTCAGCTTGGCTGATAGTTTCAGGCTCAGGCTTTGGTGCAACAACCTTTGCAACAGGCTTTTTTGTTGGCTCTTCTGTCACACCGATGAATATGTCACCAAACATACCTGCAGCGGTATCAAATGCAGCAGTGACATCAGCCAGGCATTGTGCTGACCAGTTGGTATAATGATTCCCACTCTCATCTACCTCTTCAGACAGAGATGAGGTGAAAACAATTAGGGCCTTTGGCAAGATGTGGGTTTCACATAACCCCAAAAATCCAGCACTCTGGCCCACTGCCTCGTGGTGCCATCTTGCCTCTTCAGGCAAAATTGTACCGTCAACTGGTGTCAACAGGTATTTCCCAAAATTCTTTCTGATGGTTTTCCCATCAGCTTTGAATTTGGTTTTTGATGAAGCAGGCACATACTTCACCAAACAACGACATTGAATTGTTTTCATAGGTTTTTTTGTTTAAATTGTGATGGGAAGGGGAACCACCCCCTGCCCTGATTCAAGCTGGGGGCAAAGACTGTAACCTAGTCTACTCTCATACATACAGGGGGGTCAAAAAATAAACAACCAAACCAGGGGGTAATAATAATAATAATATTTAAAAAAAAAATCATAAAATAATTAGGAGTTATTGTCTTGATTTTATAGTTTTGTGTCACTTTAAATTAAACCTACAATAGAATGATCAAGAAATCCAAACTTGTAAAAAGGATTCAACAGTTGCATTATTTTGATTCAGACCTTCAAATTAATAAAGAGAAGGTGCAAAATATTTCTAGCATAAATAGTAATGAACATAAGAGATTTTATGGAGAGTTAA